AACATGTGCGCCAGGGCTATCCAAATCTCTACCTATCTCAATCTTACCATTACGTCTTATAACAAAATGATAGCCTATCTCAGTCCAACCTCTTTGAGTATGCCATCTATTAATATCTTCAGCACTATAATCTCTGTCCCCTTTAGTAGCAGAACAATGAACAACTATGTATTCAATTAGAGATTCATTTATAACACTCATTAACAATGCTTCCCAGATGGGTCAAATCTATCAAGAGTCTTACACATGAAACGTGCTACTGTGCCTTTCCAATCATCTGCATCAACATGGCGTTGTAGGACACTGGTAAACAACATATCATCTTTATCAAGATGAGGTCTTTCGAGTATAAGACCTAACGTATAACGAAATAGAACATCACATAAGACACCTACAATTATAATAGGTGTAAACATAATCTTCTGGTCTAACGTAAGTAATTCTTTAAATCTAACCATATGCATAATAGCTAAGAATAAAGTAAGTGTTGCATAAAATAACCCTACTGCATAACCTAAAATCTCAAGCATTTAAGAACCTCCAGGAATTTTAATAATTCCTACCATTTAAGAACCTCCAGGAATTTTAATAATTCCTACTGATATAGCGCCAACAACTATTAACGCAATAAAGATATATACAAGTTTCTGTCGTATACATTTACCTAGTTTAACATCAATCATAGTGAAAAATTCTTTAATAATAGCACGAGCTAATGCTCTATTATCTGCATTACTCTTAGTAAATTCATTATCTTTCTTTTTATCTGTCACAGTATGCTCCTAAGGATTTTGACTTCTAAAAGGGTCTCGCCAAGTTTCACCGGTAACTATACTATTACCACCGACACCTTCTGGTTGTATATCTATATCAGGCCGTTCCACATCTTCCATAGCTGCGTTATTAATCATATCCTTATAGATTCTCCAATACTTAGTAGCGTCCTCTATATTCCTAAGAGTTAAGAAACCCCAACTAACGGTAAGCATAATAAGTGCATCATCTTTTTCATTAAGATCTGATACAATATCTGCACCAGTCGTAAAAGCTGTTGCCCACTTAGAATATCTAAGTTCTAAATTGTATACAAGATCAGGCACTTGGTATAACTCAAATTTACCAGCCCATCTAGTATATATAGAAGGTCTACCTTCTGCATGTTGTGAAGGTAAAGGTATCAACTTATCAAATGCTTTCTGAGGTTTACCATTTAAAAATCTTGAATTATCTCCATCAATAAGACGAAGCGTATATATCTTTCTTATGTTACTTGGCTCAGATACAAATTTATCTCCAGCCACAGTAACTAAACTTGTATCTAAACCCTGTAATTCTTCCCAAACTTTTAAACGAGCTATTCTTTGTTGTGATAGATTTAACCACAATACATACCTTGCCGCATCAATATCACTACGGTCAGCAAAGAATTTACTTACCTCGTTAATTAGTTCTGATTTTAATAAAGTTCCCATTATAGGCTCCTAAAGTTAGGGAGAGCCGAAGCCCTCCCATATACTTAGAACACACAATCAAGTGCAAGTAAGTCGGCAGTAGCATCTTGAACAATACCCATGCAAGCAGCAACCTGACGAATATTAGGGCTTGTACCCGAATACTCGGTAATGGTCAATGTCTTATCGGTAGTGCTCATAGATATTTCCTGTCCATCCACTGGAGTATCTGCCACAGTGGTTAATACAACAGCGGAACCTTTAATTTGAATCCAGCAGTAGTACGCTACAGCAAGAACGCCTGCAACAGTACCTTGAATAATACCAGCTCCAAATGGTGCAGCATCAGCATCTGACATATCTGATACTACTTGGCTTACACTGTGTCCAACTTCAGCATCATAAGCAACAGGGTCACCAGCAGCAACCGCTACAGTTGCCGTAGTATTCTGAAGCTTAACATACTTATACACTTTATTCCCTTCAAATCGAAGGGTACCTACTCCTTCCTTATCCGCTGTATCAACAGCAGTAAGAGGAGTAAGGTATACACGCTTGAATCCTGCAGGCATAATCTTATCCTCCTAGTTACGGTGTATCAATGGTGTGCATTACACCCTGACACCGGCGACGACTGATAGTGAAGGCACCAGCTAACATAATCTGGGCAGCTCTATCGTTAGGTTGGTCTGGAATTGTCTTCCATTCCGTCATATCAAAGAACATCATTGGGTCATACTTAAACTGAATGTAGTTTGTATTCAAGAAATACATTCTTGTATCAGCACAAGAAGGAGACCAAATCATAGGAATACCTTTGAACGCTAATGCTTGAAAGCCCATATCCGCCAGCTTCCGGTCATACGTCCGATAGTAATCCAAGTTCTCATCTTCATACCACTCATAAGGTGTTTGACCAGATAAGATAATATCCGGTGTATCCATCTTAAGGTTATTAGCAGTATTGTTTAACATAGTACGCATTTCTGCAATACCATCAGTAGCGAAAGATGCACCAGTCATACTCTTAGTCTGATTTCTCCACCAAGAATAAGTACTCTGGTCAATCGCACCAACTTCACTGGAAGTAGTAGGGTCATCTTGAACTAAATGTTGAAGTCCATCAAACTCATTACCAGCAGCAGAACCTGCAAACAACGTACTTTCCAAATCACTGATGATAGAATTCTTAGTATTATCCATCTTAGAATTCATCAAAGAGATGATTTGATTCTTACCACGATTTTGTTGGTCATCTACACCGAAACGTACCATAGATGCAGCCTGATATTTCCAGTCATACTGCGCAATGGTTAAGAACTCATAATCGTTCAAGGCAACTGTACCACCCTTCCCAATCCAAGTTACGTTATCGTTCTTTGCATACTGCAAAGGCTCAGTTAGAAAGCGACCACCAGAAACAGCTTGAAGCTTACCTTTATCTTTTAGCCAAAACCAAAAGGGTGAAGCATCAAAAATCTGATCTCTGACAGTATCTTTCATGTTTTGCCAAGTAGTAGTATACAAATTATCGAGTGACTCCGATAAAGTTAAAGCCATGTTATACTCTCCTTACATTAATGAAAATTACTATTCTAACGCAACTTCAGCCATTGTTTCTTCCCACGCAGAACTACCTGCAGACTCTTGCGTCATATCAGAGGGCTTATCTTGTCGCTGCCCGCTTGTAGGTGTTAAGCCACCAAAGCTCTTCGATTTATCTTTATTCTCGTTAGCTGCGTCTTCAGCTTGTTTTATATCTGATTCTTTTGATAATAGTTCAGTTACTTCTGTTACCTTTTCAGGGTTGTTAGCTTTAGCAAGTGTGTACATATCTTCAATAGCCATATCAGGATTCTTTTGGGCTACTGCCGCAATTTCAGCCTTATAGTGATTGAAGTCAGGGTTATCAGCGACAACCTTATCATACTCACCTTTTATATTAGAACTACTAACACCTTCTTTAACACTATCTATCTGTCCCGTAATCTGTCCAGATAATTGTTCAAAGCCTTTATTTACTTTATTAAGTATCACAGTCATAAAATCAGAACGGTTCATACCTTCTAAAGCATTAGCATCAAATGACTCTTCCTCATTAGCCGCAGCTGCAGCAGCATCATCGGTAGCTTGCTGTTGTCGCTTTTGACTATCTTGTTGAGCTTTTAAATGCTCTTGATTCATATTGGATAACTGACCAACATTATTAGTTAGTGACTCTATTGCCGTTTTCTGTGCATCAAAACCACCAGCTAATGTACCAACCAGTTTAGTTAATTCTGATACTTGTTGCTTTAAATCATCTACACCCTTATCGTCATCTTTAGGCATTGTTTACTCCTTCGCTTTTATTAAGTTTAATTCCAAGTTTCTGTAATGAATCAACCAATGCAGGTTTCTTCGTTTCTACAGGTTCTTTTGTTTCTGTACCTTCAGTTTTAATTGGAATAGATTTACTATCAGGAATAATTCTTGCATTCCGTCTAGCTTCTCTTCTAGCAACATTAACTGCGCGTTTTAATATAAACTCTAAACGCTTAATAGAGCTATTTTTTATCTTTCCAATATCATCACCTTCTATCTCAATCTCTCTGTCATAGAAAGTAATTACAACCCTCGCGGTTGGTGTTCTAGTTTCGTCAGTCATATTAACTCCTGCTGTTCATTTGATGAACACTTCTGTTTACATATCGTCCAAATAGTTTGAACCCATATTATGCTTCTTACATGCAGCTCGTAAAGCATATTTATCTTTAATATAGATAGGGTCTTTAGCTATATGTTCGTACCACCCTGATTTAAAGGGTATATAAGTAGCGCACTCTCCCGTAGGAGCTTTGAGCCGTGGCTCTAGATCACCTCCACATTCCTTACATTTACGTTCAAATAGTTCATGGTCTGCACAAAGTTGTTTATCTTCAGTCTTACACTTAGGACAATCAAATAAGTGAAAACGATAAGTAGTTGTTCCCATTACGCTTGACCTCCAACATTTGGTTGAGGAGCAGCAGCACCATCTCCCCCGCCACCTTGTCCTTGTGTGCCAGCTTGCATCTCTGTAAACAATGATATAGCCTGTGCCATATCCATAGGGTTCTCTGGTGAGCCTAATCCTGGGAAGATTAACATATCATCAAATACTGTACCATGCATTTCATGAAGGAGATATCTTCTTAGTTTCATCTGGTCAATTAATGGGTCACCTCTAAGCAAACCAAATAGTTGTGTTGCTTTATTCTGTCTACCTTGTTTAGTTTCTGGAACTGATGTATCAGGGTCAACACTAACTTCATAGCTTCCAGATTTTAACATACTCGGTTTAAACTTAATCCAGATTGGAATACCATTAGGCCCCATAACATCAATAACCTGTTCATCAGTCCAATGCTCAAAGATGATAGTATGCATATGATCTATAATATCAGTCAGCATATCTGCAGCCATATCTCTTCTTTCATCAACTCGAATCTCAGAAGCTTGTTTAACAATAGTAGCTTCCGTTGCACTGGTATCACCAGAACGAGAATTAAATTCACCAAACTCATTACGAGAGAAACCAACTGTTTCCCTTGCATCAAATACAGTTACCTCAAAGGCTGTGAATAGGTCACGAGGAATATTACTACCTTCCAAGAACTTAACATCAGTATTCACATTACCTTTTATAAAGACAACTGGACAGACTGTTTCACTTACAAGTTTCTCTGCCTCACTATCTTCTATCGTATTAACCTTAGCAAGAATCTTAACTAAAGATAAACGTCTATGTTTCATTATCTGTGTTCTTGTTTCATTAACTTCAAGTTGAATAGGTTCTAATATCTGACTATCCGGTACTCCCCAGAATACATCATCATCTACATTGAATGAGAATGTATAGAAAGGTAAACGGCTATGAGATTGAAGTTCATCATCTCCAAAGTATAATACCTTAGTTGTTACATGCGGAGCTAGTACAAATACTTTACCTGTTTTCTTATCCCGTATCTCATAAAGGTCAATCATAGGGGTCGGATTAGAATAAGATTTATTTTCCTTATTCGCAGAACTCGTACCAGCCATTTGACCTTTTGTAGAACCTTGTAAGTCTGCTGTATTGGTAAAGCGTTTATCATCTTTAACATCTTGTAATGACCTTCTAATCCAATGAATAGCAAATCGACTATCATCAAAATCTATAAGTCCAGCAGGGACAATAAATGCTCCTGGGTGTACTCGCATGAACCAAGGCATATTTGCATGTACATTCTGGTTGTATTCAACAATCTGATTCTTACTATCAAAAGGTTGGTCAGTCTCTAAATCCTTTGGACTTGGAGTAAACTCAGCACCAAAACCTAACTTACCAACAGCAGTACCAAACATGAAACAATCCTGCACCATCATCTTAATCTGCTTCTTCAACTTCATACGCTTGATTAGTTTATTATCAATACGTTCTAGTAGTTGAGCAAATAGTGCATGTTCAATCCCAGGCTTTGCTGACACAAGGGATATACTAGGATTTCTAAAATAAACTCTAGGCACTATAGTACGCAGCATCTTGAAATATATATTAGATGGAAGTATCCCATCAGCCCAGTTACCACGATAATAGTTTCTCCAGTCTGCCCATTTAGCTTCGTGCGCAAATTCTTTTCTGAATTTAATTCCAGCTTCTATCTGCGTAGTCCACCAAGCAACATCTGGTTTACCTTTTATATATCCTTCAGCCATTTAACCAGCCCCAATCTTTTAACTGTTTAATATCTTTAATAGCTCGTAAACCAATATCAGATCTATATTGAACATCTTGAATAGTTAAATTATCAATAGTTCTATATACTCTATTACGTGCTTCCTGTATATCTCGTCCTCTAGCGGTGACTTTTAGAATGGCACCGTCACCTCCAGCATACAAATAATTTTCTCTTTCATCTCTGTAAGCATCTGTAAGGTATAGATGTTTAAGATTAAACTCGTTAATACCGATAATAGGCATACCCACACTTTCATTATCTGGTTCTCCATGTGGCCAAGGCGGTACGGATAATCTAACAGCTATCATATAATCATCAGTTATTGCCATTTCCTTTTTAACTCCGATAGCAGTCTCAAAGAATAAATCTGTAACTGATTCTTTAAGCCCTTCCATAAGAGCCTCAATCGCATCATAGCCAAGCCTAAACGTAATCTCAAGTGCGTAAATTCTATCATCGTCGATAATAGTATTAATATCAATAGGACCCCTATAACCAATGCGCTTAAGGAACGGAGCAAACTTAACAACGGTAGCAGCAGTAAGCTTATCGCCAGTAGTAGTAACAACGATATTTCCCATGCAACCTGTATTAGAGCCTTTATCACCTTCCAGAAATCTCTTCTCTTCAAACGTATGATTAAAAGGACTTATCCAATCCCTACCATTAAACCAACCTTCTGTACTTACTTCAACACCAGTTACTATCTTCTGTACTATTAAATCAGTATCTTTAGGTAATGTAGTTAAAGCCCACTTATATATATCTTTATCCTTACAAACATAAGTCTTAGCCGTAGATAGATTACCACTTGGTTTTATTACAAATCCAGGTTCTTCCCATAAATCAACTATAGTCTCAGCCTCTTTAGGAGAAGAGAAAGTATAAGTCTCTGGTGTATCTATTTCAAACTTTTCAAATAATTCTATTCCTTTCTTTCTATCCAGTTCTGCTAAGTCAGCCATTTTGCTACAAGAGAATACAACCTTTCCCATTTGACGTAGCGTCTGTTCATACTTACCAAAACCTACCATATCACAAATAACAAGGTCTGCCCATACTACATGAGGACGCCAGCTAGAGATTCTATCAATGATACCAACTCCAGCTTGCTTGTATTGCGCTTCCTTTATATACATCTTAACTTCATTCTTTTCTTCGGCAAGTTTAAATGCTATGCCTAGACCGTCCCCGTCAATGGACAGTATTAATATTTTCATTCCCTTCCCCTTGAGATACTTGAGCTGAGATAGGATAGCCTCGCTGTCCTCCTCGTAACTCTTTTATTATAGATTCTAAACTGAATGGGTCATTCTGCATATTAGGTTTAAAGGTAACTGTATTAGTTGTATATAACACAGCCCTATCAAAACCAATCATGCACATAGCCATACCCATTACAGTATCATCATGACAACCTTCTTCTGCTTGTAGCTTTCCTGTTTCCGTTTCAATGAAAGAATCCATTTCATCTTTAAGGATTTCAGAATGTATAGTTAAATCATGTACAACTACCTTTCTTAAATTACCAACAAGAAACGGTTTACTCTTAACACTTGTTCTAAAACCAATATCAGTTAATAAGTCAACTTCTTCTTTAGCTCCTGATTGACCTTTAGTTTTTACATAAAGTAAATGACTTGGATATATCTCATTACCTTCTGCATCATCTCTTGTTAATTCTTTAATAGTTACAATACCGTGATTATTATTCTCAACGGTCATAAAGGCAAGGTTAAATAATCTACCCATTTCAGCTAACTTCAAACCAAATAAGTCAGGAGAGATTTTATTATTAACATACTCTCCAACCTGTTCCATAGTTTCAAGACACACAACCTCAACAACACTATTATCCTGTCCAACACCACCACCTACATCACCACCAATAGCATAGTGCATATTAGGATTTGGGTGGTCTTTCATTATATGCGTATGAGCATCTATCTTTTCAAAGTGCTCTGTAGGTACATAGTTAACCTTATTAAATACAGAACGTCCAGATGCTTGAAAACACTCATCGAGGTACATTGGATACTCTTGCTTGAACAAGTCCAAGTCATAATCCATTTCCTCAATCTTATCTCTCCGCCAAGCTATCTGCCCAAGAGTAAGTTCTCCACGTTCATATAGTTCTAATTCATCCCAATCAGGATTGAAGTCAGCTAACAGTGCTTCTTCCTCACTCTTAGATAATACATAAGAGTATTCCGGAAAGTTCTGCCAGTTAAAGAAATGTAGACGATATCTGGAAGAACCCTTTGCTGCTCTCATAACAGCACGATGATAATAATTCCCTTGGCCACGTCCAGTACTCTCCATTCCAATCTCACCGTTCTTAGGTACTGCTTGGAATAGACCGGATAACAAAGCCTTTGGATTTTGCCAAAGTGCAACTTCACTACAATGTAGTCTATGGATAGTATCACCAACACCTACATTATCTGAACCAGCAGTACCGATGGATAAAGTACTTCCCATTTTCGGAAAGGTTATCTGGTTAGCACTACTGTTCTTAATTACTGGCTTAGGCCCTCTCATATGTTCAATCATGTAGTGAGCTTTCTTAAGCATCTTCTTCGTAGCTGTATCTTCATGTGCAATAATAACAGCGTTTATGTTTCTAGTATGTAAGCAAGTAGCAAGGTATCTAGCAATGTAATAAGAAGATATACCTTCCTGCCGAGCCTTTGGAATAATATCACGACCAGAAAGAGTATCATCAAGAGCAGCCTGTGCAGGATTGAGAAGGAAAGGAACATCTTGCCCGTCCTTATCTGCAATCATAAACATGCTTTCTATTATGAATCTTTCTTTAGTAGCCATTATATATTCCAGTGCCGTTCATTTGGTGAACACATCTATAAAGAATCTTTATCTATATTAGTTAAACCAAAACCTATATTCTGTTTAATTCTATCCCCCATAGGATTCTGTACATTACGGGGTAAGTAAGGTGAATCATGTGCTTCAAACTCTAAGAACCTAGCTCCACCTGGATTAGAGTTTATATAGATTCCACAATAATTACCTTTAGTTATTTCCGTATTTTCTACTTCTGCTACAATCTGTCCATTAAGAATAAACTTCAAATTGTCACCAACAGAACTAGCTTCTATTATTTGAGTTTTAGTTAAATCAATCTTACGAGTAGCTGTACTATCTATAGTACTAAATGAACCACCATTCCTTCTTTGTATAAGGACACTGGCAGCTGGAAATAATAAGAAACCATAAGCTATAGTTAAGTCAGCATTACCACTAATGTATATACCCATTGAGGTACTAACTCCGCCTAGATGTAATTTACATATAACATGCTGTTCAGTAGAACCAACATCTATAGCACCATACTTAGCACCACCTAACATCTTAACTCCACCAATACCATCAAGTTCTACAACATCAGCGCCAGAGTCTGCCCAACCTAAACCTTCAACATCTACATCAGGTGTATGAGCAGAAAGGTCTGTATCAACAACTCCATCAAATGTATCAAATACTTTAAGCGTCATTATGGATAGTCCCTATCAATATCAGTTATATCGAAACCTTTCTTAACTCGAATAGTATCATCAAGTCCTCGTTGAATGTTATTAGGAATAGACGGTACAAAACCTGAAG